CAACGGCCTGTATTCTCTGAACGATTTGCATCGTGCCAGTGGAAACGAAGAAAAACACCAACCCGCGAAATTTATCCGGCTGGACACCACCCAAGCCCTGATTACCGAATTATGTTCGCCAGATGTGGCGAACATAAACGGATGTTCCCCAGATGTGGGGATCAAACCTGTTGTCACTGTACGCGGACGAGGCAAAGCCCAAGGCACCTATGCCTGCCGTGAACTGGTCATTGCCTACGCCGCATGGATCAGTGCAGAGTTTCACCTCAAGGTCATCCGGGTATTCCTGGACACGGTAGCGCCGGTGCAGCCCGCGCAGATGCTGTTAACCCAAGGCGTCGATCAGGACGCGGTGGACGAGATCATCCGCGTGACGACGGGCAACATCGTCCATTTCCTCAAAGCCCGAGGCAAGCATGTCAAGTGGGATGAGGTCATCGACGCGCTGACCGACCGGAACACGTCGATCACGTTCCCCGAGTTGACCGACCTGACGCACGCATGCCTGAACCGGCTACAGCGCAACGTGAATTCCGAAGCCTACGAGTGCATCTCCCGGCGCGCGGCCAATCAAGGCGTGAGCACGATGCAAGTGTCGATGAACGCGTAGGGAGAACATGAATACCGTCACCAACCCCTTCCCGTTAGTGCCTCCTCCCGAGGCGCTGCGCAATCTCCCTGGTTGGCTTATCTGGCGCTACGAAAGTGGGTCAGAAAATGCCAAGCCTCGCAAGGTTCCGTATTACGGTACAGGCGGGAAGCGCAGGGGTGCCCCTGGGGGTGCATCTGACAGGAAGCGGTTGGTGACGTTTGACGCGGCACAAGATGCAGCAACACGACTGGGGTTTGATGGTGTAGGCTTAGCGCTGCTACCAGACTTCGGGATTGTGGCGTTGGATTTTGATCGCTGCGTTGATACATCCGGCAAGGTGCTGCCCGAGGTGGAAACCTTGGTCAACGGCACCTACGCCGAGGTTTCGCCTTCGGGAAAGGGAGTGCACGCCTTTTTCCTGGGCGAACTGGAAGACCGCAAGGATCCGGCGGGGACGCCTTTCGGGTTCGAGGTCTTCAGCACGACGGGGTACGTAACCTTCACGGGCCGCGCGCTACGGGACAAGGCCAGTCCTGTAGCGCCGCTGTCCGAGGAGGTACGTTCCTTGTATGACGCGCGCTTCGGACAGCGAAAGCGACCGGGCGATGCGGTTAACGACCCACTGATGACGTACGATCCGCCTGCGGGCCTCGCCCTGGACGATCTGCGTAAACTTCTTGACGCGCTTCCTGTGGAGGCGGCCGACACATACCAATCTAGCACGGGCCCGTCCTGGATTGGTGTGGGCATGGCGATTCACCACGAGACCGGCGGCAGTCAGGAAGGCTTCGCTCTTTGGGATGTGTGGTCTACGAAGTCGAAAGACAAGTATCCTGGGACGGAAGATTTGCTGCGCAAGTGGGAATCTTTCGGCCAGGGTGGCCGCCAGTCTGTGACGGCGCGATCCTTGATCAAGTGGGCTGGTGAAAACGGCGTGCGGCTCGACGCTGCCACGAATTTCGATGCCTTGGATGCCCCAACCGACGGCAAGCCGCTACACTTTGATCAGGTGGAGGCTGACGACTTTTCCGAAGGCGCGGCCCCCAGTTGGATCATCAAGACGGTGCTGCCTCAAAGCGATCTCGTCGTGCTCTTTGGTGAATCGGGTTCGGGCAAGTCGTTCGTGGCACTTGACCTGTGTATGGCGGTCGCGCGCGGCGCGCCGTGGCGCGGCCACCGCACAAAGCAAGGCCGCGTGGTGTACATCGCAGCCGAAGGCGGGGGCGGATTCCGCAAGCGCTTAAAGGCGTATGCTGCCCACCACGGTTTGAGCTTGAAAGGTGTCCCTATGGGCATCATCCACGCCACGCCCAACTTTCTAATCCGTCAGGACGCTGCGGACGTGGCAAAATCTGTCAAAGCAAAAGATCCCACGTCGCTGATCGTGGTTGACACGCTCGCCCAGACCACCCCTGGAGCGAACGAAAATTCGTCCGATGACATGGGTTTAGTGCTGGCGCATTTCAAAGCGCTGCACCGTGCCACGGGCGCTACCGTCGTTCTTGTCCACCATGCGGGCAAAGACACGTCCAAGGGCGCGCGCGGCTGGTCGGGCTTGCGCGCAGCCGCGGATGCCGAGATCGAAGTCGTGAAATCGCCGGGGGGTCGCATGGTTCGGATCACCAAGCAAAAGGACGGCGACGATCTGGGTGCTTGGGGGTTCGATCTGCACGTGGTCAACCTGGGGATGGACGAGGATGGCGACCCCATCACGTCCTGCGTGGCCGTGGAAGCTGAACTGCCCGTCGTGGACGTGTCTGGGGCCGGGGGTGTTGTACGAGTGGGTAAGTGGGAAAAACTGGCACTGAAGGTCGTGGGCGAAATCGCATTGGGCCAGACCTCCGGCATTGAGGTTGACCACGTGGTAGCGGAGATGGTGAAGCGCGCACCACCCGTGGAAGAAGGCAAGCGAGATAAGCGCAAGTATCACGCGCTGCGTGCCGTGATGGCTCTGTGCGAAGGTGATGAAGCGCCTTGGTTCTTACAAGACGGCTGCTTGGAGGTTCTGTGATGGATACCTACACGACACCTGGCGGGCGGATTTGGAAGCGAGTGGGAGAAGAGCCTTACACGCGCAGGGATGGCACGTCCACCACGTTGCTTGTGTGGGAGTGCTTTTGCGCGAAGTGCGGTATGCCGATCTGGACAAAGACGCCAGTCGAATTTGGCAGGTCTAAGTCTTTTGGCAAAAAACATTGCGACGCGCACAAAGATCCTATCTGCGTTGCGCGAGGCAAGAAATCCGTGCAGGCACTCCAACAAAGAAGGGAGCAAGAAGCCGTTGAAGGGCGTGTCCCAACAGTGTCTTACGGGACAGTGCAAAGCGGGCGTCCCATGTCCCAACTGTCCCGTGGGACACAAAAGGGACAGATGTCCCATGTCCCAACTGTCCCGTGGGACACAAAAGGGACAGATGTCCCATGTCCCACGAGTGTCCCTTGTCCCGTGGGACACGTCGGCCGCAGTCCGTGCTGCTGTCCCACGGCGGGGTGTCTCCGTAAGGAGGCCCCCCGTGGGACACGGTGCGGGGCGGGTTTTGGGGCAAAAAATCCACACCCTGGCAGACCGGACGGTGGGACACGGGACAAGGGACGTTCATGGGGCACGAGAGCGATCGAAAAATGCTGAAAATGGGGGTGGTGAAAAATGAGCCGATCCGGCTTGCACGAAATCGACTGGTCGGAAGTCGTGCTGGACTTGCGCCGTGTGCAGGCCGGGGGGGCTTTCCGTCAGGCTCCGGTAAGTCCGCGGATGCGCGGGCAATTCTTTCGTGGGCAGCAATGTGGGAAGCAGTATCGTGAAGTCCAATATCGAAATACTGCTGGGTGAATGGGGGGCTTGGAAGCGCGGTGAAAACCGTTCAGGCTTGGGTTACCCGGATCGATCCTCTTTTCAGTGCATGCGTGTGGACGGATTGCGCAGGGTGGAGCTTTACGACCTGATGGTTGATGATGATTTACTTGACCTGGACGAAAGCATCAACCTGTTATTCCCTGACGCTCGCCTTGTGGTCACCGCACATTATGTTTGGCACGGAAACGTTAAAGACAAGCTCAAAAGGGCGCGGTTGGAACGCAGCTACTACTACCGCACCCTGGAAGTGGCGCACAAGCAACTGTCGCACTTGATGGGTGCAAAATATCAGGAACCGCACTACGCTTGACAAAAAGTCGCGACAAAAGTATGCTGTTTTCTGTAGTCTGCGTGTTTGCGTCTTCATTTTTCGAGAGCCCCGATTTGAGACAGATCTCATCGGGGCTTTTTTGTGGGTGATCCATGTCGGTCAAACTGCGAACACTCAAACCAGCCATTCGCGGTCTTGACCCGTGCAAGGCGCGGCAAGGCGGGAGCGCAGACAAACGTGCATCGTCTTCGGTGCGTACGCGCATGCGCCTGAAACTCTGGACAGGCGACCCACATTGCGCGCATTGCGGGGTTTTGACCGCTTACCCGTTTGGGTTTGAAATGGATCACACTGTTCCGCTAAGCCAAGGAGGCGCAGATACCGAGCAGAACTGCCAGATATTGTGCATTGATTGTCACAAGATCAAGAGCAAAAAGGAATCGGCGCAACGCGGTTGGCAGGGTTGGGGACATAGGGGGGGTGTTTCTCCGAATCAAAAGATGTTTTACTGAAACACCGCGCTCTACCCCATTTGTGAATTTTTTTGGCCTTGACCGAATTTTGTTAAAGGCGTGTTAAAGATGCTGACCCACAAAAAACGCAAGTTTGTTGCTGCCCTCAAACGGGGGCTGTCGAACAGGCAGGCGGCAATTGATGCTGGCTACAGCGAAAAAACAGCGTCACAAGCAGGAGCCAGACTGGCAAAAGACCTTGATGTTCAGGCACATATGTCGCGTCAAGATCCTGTAGGCAGACTGCAAAACGCAGGGAAGAACACAGGGGTACCTTTTGATTTTGGGGGTAAGGCCCAGCGTCACGATGATCCTCTGGACTTTCTTGCGACGGTTATGAACGACGCCAGTGAGGACATGCGCTTGCGCATGGACGCAGCCAAAACTTTGATGCCGTATCTCCACGTACGCAAGGGGGAAGGCGGCAAGAAAGACGCGCGGCAAGACGCTGCACAAAAGGTCGCCAGCAGGTTTAACGCGTGTGCGCCGCCACAACATTGGATGCAGTGACGATGCAGTGGCGCACGGCATGCCATGATTGGGAAGATAGGCTGATCCAGCAAAGCCCCATTATTCCTCCGCCGATTTTTCCGGATCAAGCGCACCAGGCGCTGGAAATTTTCAAGGCGCTACGTGTAGTGGATTTGCCGGGTAAACCGACGTTCGGGGAATGCTCGGCGCAATGGGTGTTTGATTTCGTCAGCGCCATCTTCGGGGCTTACGACAGGCAGACCGGCAAACAACTAATCCGCGAATACGGTCTCTTGATTTCCAAGAAAAACACCAAATCAACCATTGCCGCGGGAATCATGTTGACGGCGGTGATTTTGTGTTGGCGCGAGCATGAAGAACATTTGATTTTGGC